GGCTCCATTAGATTTTAATAAAGATACATATGCTAATTTACCAGTTCATGCCGATTTAATTCAGGATATGTATTTAAATTTAAATATAAAAGTAAATGTGTCAGATACATTTGATTTAACAATTTCAGGAACTACTTTTTCTTCTACAAAAAATGCTGTTTTATATGAATATAATTCATCTGGAACACAAGACTGGTATTTATATAATTATATTTATACATTAACAAGTGATATTTCAAACTTAAAAATTACTGAAATTGGTTCAGATATTAATTTATATGATTCAGGTTCAACAATATTAGATTTAACATACGTTACAACAACACGATTAAGTTGTACATATGATACAGTTAATCCATTTTATATTAATGTGCGATTTTTAAAGGAAGATTTAACAAAGTTTATAAAAGAAATAACTTTTGAGATTGATGAATATATAATAGAAAAACACGATACAAATTGGTTATTAATGTATAATAATTTATTTAATAATGATGAGACCTTACATAAAATAAATAATGAATTGAAATTCATTACTCCAAAGATGTTTAATAGAAAAATCCAATTATATATTCCCTTACGCTTCTTTTTTACTAAACATACACAATCATCATTACCTATTTCGGCATTGTATAGAAGTGACGTAAATATAAAAATAAAAACAAATAGTCAATCTGATGTATTTTTATCAAATAAAATAATATCAAGTGTTGAAATAAATAAGGCAGTATTATCAGCAAATTATATTCATTTAGATGTAGATGAGAGAAATTATTTTTTGAAAAACAAACACCATTTATTAATAGAGCAATTACAATATCAAACAAATGAAATACAAAATGGAATATATGATAATATAGAATTAACCTTTAGTTATTTATCAAAATATATAATATGGAAATTACCGTATAAATATATTTTAGATAAAGCACGTATTGTTTTTAATAATAATGATTTATTTTATGAACAAACAGGCGAATATTTTCATTTATTACAACCATTTGAATGTAATCTTGGAAGTGCTGATACAATGACACGTATGGAAGAAAATCAGGATCCCAATGGAACATATTATGTATATAGTTTTTGTTTACATCCAAGTAGCCGACAACCATCTGGATTATGTAATTTTTCACGTATAGATGATAAATTTTTATATTTACAGACAGAATATATTAAAAATGATTTAAATATAAATAAAAAAATACCAGTTGATATATATAGTGTAAATTTTAATTTCTTACATGTTGAAAAAGGAAAATGTAAGTTAGAATTCTAAAAACTTTTTTAAAAAAAGTTTAGACAAAAACAACCTTTTAGGAAAAGGTTAATCCAAAAAACTTTTTAAAAAAAGTTTAGACAAAAAAAATTTTTTGATAAAACTTTTTATTAAAAAGTTTATTAAATTTAATTCAAAATTTTTTTCTTATATAAAAATATAAAATGGGTGGAGGTTTAATGCAATTAGTCGCTATGGGTGCTCAAGATGTCTATCTTACAGGTAATCCTCAAATTACCTTCTTCAAAGTTGTCTACAGAAGACACACTAACTTTTCAAAAGAATGTATTGCTCAACAATTTACTGGTGCTGCCGCTTTCGGTTCTTCAGTATCTTGTACTTTAGCCAGAAATGGTGATTTAGTTCAAGAAATTTATTTAAGAACCACAATAAACTGTACTGTCGACAATGATGGAGATATAGTTAGATTAGATGATGTTACATCATTAATTAAAACTGTTGAAGTTGAAATTGGTGGTCAAAAAATTGATAAACATTATTCTCAATGGTTAGATATTTATAATGAATTATTTGAAACAAGCCATGATTACAGAACAGTAATGAATACTGGTTCAGGTACAGTCGCGGATAAAACGATTGCCCATGCTGTAACTGCTTATGTTCCATTAAGATTCTGGTTCAACAGAAATCCTGGTCTTGCTTTACCTTTAATTGCTTTACAATATCACGAAGTTAAGGTGAATGTTACATTTGGTGGTGCATCTGATTTATTTAGTGCTCATGCTGACACAGCTGATAATCTTGCTACCCTTGCGTCCGGCGCGTCCGCCGCCGCTGCCACACCCACACGGGCAGGAGTTGCATTATCATCTGCTGATTTATTAGTCAACTACTTATATTTAGATACTGATGAACGCAGAAGATTCGCCCAAGTATCACACGAATACTTAATTGAACAAGTCCAACATACTGGTGCTGAAACATCTGGTGGAGCAATTGATATGACCTTCAATCATCCTGTTAAAGCTTTATTCTGGACTGGAACAGACTGGACTAAAACTAAATTACAATTAAATGGTCACGACAGAGCTGCTGAACAACCCCATGATTATTACCATTTAGTTCAACCTTATGAATGTGGACTCGGACATTCTGGTAAATCATTAACTGCAACTCGTGGTTGGGCTACAGTTGCTGCTGGTGGTGATGTCGGTATGTATTCATTCTGTTTAAAACCTGCTGAACACCAACCTTCTGGTACTTGCAATTTCTCACGTATTGATAATGCTAGATTAAATATGGGTGCTACCACTCCTGCTTCTGTATGGTTATTCGCTGTTAACTACAACGTATTACGTATTATGAGTGGTATGGGTGGTCTTGCTTACTCTAACTAAACAACCTTTTTTAAAAAAAGGTTAAACAAAAAGTTTAATAAAAACTATAATACATTTTTTTTTTTCGTTTTAATCTGAAAATTTCTTTAATTATTTTGATAAAATTTTTTGATAAAATTTTTTGATAAAATTTTTTATTAAAAAAGTTTATTTAATTTAATTTTAATTAAATTTAATTCAAAATTTTTTTCTGTATATAAAATATAAAATGGGAGGAGGTTTAATGCAATTAGTCGCTATGGGTGCTCAAGATGTCTATCTTACAGGTAATCCTCAAATTACCTTCTTCAAAGTTGTCTACAGAAGACACACTAACTTCTCCAAAGAAGCCATTGCTCAACAATGGAATGGTGCTGGTGATACTAAAACTTGCACTTTATCAAGAAATGGTGATTTAGTTCAAGAAATTTATATGACAGCTTCCTCGGGCAAAGCATTAACTTTATCTCAAATAAAATCAGTTGAAGTTGAAATTGGAGGACAAAAAATTGATAAACATTATCAAGATTGGTTAACTATTTATGATGAATTATTTGAAGAAAATCGTGATTTAAAAGATGCTTTAGCTGCCGCTAATGGTTTTGTACCATTAAGATTCTGGTTCAACAGAAATCCTGGTCTTGCTTTACCTTTAATTGCTTTACAATATCATGAAGTTAAGATTGTTGCTGAATTTGCAACTGGTAAAGGTGTAGAATGTAGTGGTTTATTAGTAAACTATCTTTACTTAGATACTGATGAACGCAGAAGATTCGCTCAAGTTTCACATGAATACTTAATTGAACAAGTCCAACACACTGGTGGTGAAACACTTGTTAATACTGATACAAATAAAACAGTTACTTTAACTTTTAATCATCCTGTTAAAGCTTTATTCTGGAATGGTATGACCACAGATTACAAAGCTAAACTTCAATTAAACGGTCATGATAGAGCTGCTGAACAATCTGCTTTATATTATACTGGTGTTCAACCTTATGAATGTGGTTTAAGACATATGGGTAATGTTAATCTCCGCGAGGTAGGTGGCGTAGCCGTCACTAATTTTGCCCTCGCTGCCTCGAGTGCCGGTATGTACTCATTCTGTTTAAAACCTGCTGAACATCAACCTTCTGGAACTTGCAATTTCTCAAGAATTGATAATGCTAGATTAGTATTAAGTGGTATGTCCAATAGCGCAGGCGCAGGTACATTAAATATATTCGCAATGAACTACAACGTCCTCCGTATCATGAGTGGTATGGGTGGTCTTGCTTACTCTAACTAAACAAACTTTTTAAAAAAAAGTTTAGACAAAAAGTTTAAAGTATAATCAAATAAATTATTAATAGTAATGTTAATAATTTATTTTTTTTTTCTCTATATATAATATAAAATGGGTGGAGGTTTAATGCAATTAGTCGCTA